ATCAACCTGACTCGTTGAGCGATCATCATGGCTCTTCTATGATCAAATGATCCTTGCTTTTCCTGCTGTTGCTCTTGCTTCTCCTTGGCTGCTGATTCCCCGCCATCCGTCTTGGGAGCTTCTTCAACCTTCTTCGCTAGAAGATCGTAGTAGTCTCCACGTTCTCGAAGGTGATCGATAGCGACTTTGGCAGTCTCACGAGAGTCTTTCGATCCGTGCTCCTCTTCGATCTTCATACCTTTAGCGAGATCAGCGGGTGTGAAGTTTGCCCTGGACCAATCTACGCCAAGCTCGATACCAATAACCTGAGCTTCTGCTGATCCAGTCTTACTCTTTCCTGTACCTTCTCGCTTCTTCACCTTTGATCTCAAAGCCGCAAACTGCTTTGCTGGAAGAGATTCTCTCTTCCCCATCGAGGAGTAGGAGAACATCCCCTGCTGTCCCGATCCTCCTTGGCTCTCTCCGTACCCCTCATTGGTGCCAGAGAACTGAGCCTGTTTCCGAATACGAGCGAACTTGAACCTAGCAGCGATCTTCTGCAGCTTCGCTGATCCCATCTTCGGTTGACCTCCCATTGGAGGTACTTGGGGCTGTTGTGGTTGCTGGGCTTGAGCCTGCATTCCCTGCATCTCTTGCTGATCTTGTGCAGTTGCCTGCTCAGCTTGTGCTGTTTGCTTCTGTGCGTTCTCCTGGGAGTTCTGGGCTTCTTGCTGCTGTTGCTTCGTCTTCTTCTTTACTGGCTGCTCTTGTCCCTGCTGCTGTTGCTGCATCGCCGCCTGCTGTTGCTGTTCTTGTTCAGCAGCGGCCTGCTCCTGCATCTGTTGCTCTTCAGGACTCGTAGTAGCTAGTTGCTTGAGTTGATCAGCCATCTGCTGGGCAAACTGAGCAACTTGTTGACGATGCTGCTGAGAAGATACCTGGACCTGGAGAGTCTGATCCTTGGCCTGCATCGACTCCATCACAGCATTGACCTGCTCTTGCTTGGCCTGCTGTGCCTGCATCATCAACTGCTCCTGCTGTTGCGTAGCAGCCTGAGCTTGCTGATCGGCCATCTGAGCCTGAGCCTGCGCGGCCTCAGTAGCCATCTGCAGCTCTTGGATCTTGGCCATCATAGCCTGCCGTTCACTCTCCGCCTGCTGGTAGTCCAAAGCCTGTACGACATTTGGATCGACCATGGCTTGTTGCTGAACGGTTTGCTGCGCCTCTTCAGGAGTCTGAGCCATCTTGCAAATGCGTGCTATCTTCACAAGACCAGCAGCTGCAGACTTGGTCATCCTCGGCTCTTCAGGAATTCTGACCGTGCTGCGGAGCTCGACCATGAGACGTGCGCCCATTGCCCACGGCAGCGCGGTAGCTTCTTTGAGCATACTGTCAAATGTGTGAGACATGATCTTGCTCCTACTTGTACGTCACTGCGTACCAGGTCTTGTTATCGTTCATATAGACAGACTTCACGTCGTTGAAGGTATAGGGCACCCCAACCGTGTCAGCTGTAATAGAATAACCGAATAGAGCATTGGCAGTTCCAGTCGATCTAACTGTAATGACGGCTCCAGTATCCTTCACGAGACGAAGGTACGTGGGGTTCATTCCAGCTCTTGTTCCCGGTTCTCGCACCAATTTCGGAATGCCAGTCAAGTCGGCATGTGCTGCACTGATCTTGGCAACTACTTCCTCTGGGGTCCATTTCCTGGACAACGCCGGAGCGAAATTGACAGTTCTGTCACCGGCGCCACCGACATTGATGATGAGCGTTTTGCCATCTAGATCAAGACCCTTCTCGGCATCAACTTCGCTGCCGACCGCACCGTTCAGCGTATCGTACAAGTCCTGATCTGTACGGAATCTCCAGATTCTCCAAGTTGCCATGATCTACCTCTAACCTATTGAAATCACTCAATAGTATGTCCCAAAATATCCATTTACGGCGAACAGTTCGCTAGACACACCACCTGCTCCAGTGAGAATGCCGGAGATGTTCTGCGCGACCTTCGTCTTCTGCTTCCAATTCTCCCACTTCGCACCGAAGAGTTGGATCCAGCTCTGGAGTAGAGGGGTCTTGTCGCTCACAGCAACGTTGAGCCCGCCATCCGAAAAGGGTAGATGGTTCCTGGTCTGAAGCAATCCAACCATGTGCAGAAGTTCATTGATGGTACCAATCCGCAAAGGATGTATCCACCCTTTCGACACGAACATGTCGAAGGTGTAGAAACCCAGATGTGGAGGCTCTGAGTTGAAGTCGCTCATAGCCTCCGTAGCCGCAAACGCGATCATCCTATCGCTCGACTCTTCGCCAGCTACCAGTCGATTCAGTTCTGGAAAGTCTCGCATGAACAAACGTGTCTGCGATACGAAGACATTGAACGTTTGTGTAGCCCCCGGTATCAGAGGGTTATCCATGCCCTGAAGAGTTGTCATCGATCGTCCCTGATCCTACGAGAACGCTTCTTTGGACTCTCTTCAACTACCACTGGCGTTTCAGATTCCATCATCCTCTTGTCGGATCCGATCTTCTGATACCACTCAGGAAGATTGTCCACACTGATCGTATGGGAACTGATGAGACCAGTCACCGCACGGAGGGGAAAACTCGAAAACTCCATGAACTCGCCAGCCGGGATCAGCTTACCAAATAGCTTCATCGACTGCGCTGTTCTTGGTGTTTTCTCCCACGGGGGAGTCCTATCCGTGAGGTTGTATATGATCATGAAAGCTTCTCCAGAATCTGCTTCTTGGTGAGCAGCTCCAACTCTTCAGGCTTCTCCCCCAGCACTTCTGCTGCGTAGAGGATCAGTTCCTGCTTGTTCATCTTGTCGAGTGGCTTCTCTGGTTCAGTCTCTTCGATCTCGATCAACACATTGTCATCAACTGTCTCTTCTGAAGTAGGTGGGGGCGTCGACGACTCTGTTTTGGCAACTTCAACTTCCGGTTGGTGATCGTAGTCTTTGAAAGATACAAGGGGGCCTTTTCTGCTCCCGAATCTGACTTCGATCACTCCACGATTCTGAAGCCGTGCCAGCTCATCGTAGTTGGCCTTGAGCTGATCTTCGCCCAGAACTGCGCTGTCACCTCGACCCAACCGAATACGTCCACCGCAGATACGCTGGATCGTCCCACCACGACCAGGAGAAAGAACTCGAGAGGTCCTGGCTCGGATATCCCGCGACATGTTCTTTACTATGTACACTCCGCTCACGATCAACCTCCTGAGAAGCAAAGGGCGCGGCGCCGGTGATTGACGCCGCGCCCTTCAATAGTAGCGCGAAGATCAGCGCAGGCGCGGATCTAGTAGACCTTCACCTGTGGGAACACCAAGCCGGCATCGACTCGGTTGTTCACGGCTCCGAGATCGGCCTCGTCCTTCGGCGTGACGTCAGTACGGATCGAATCCGTATTGTGCGCCGTCGCATCACCGGAGTAGAGCTCCATCTTGCGAACCGAAGCAATGTTCACGATCGACATTGCGATGTCTTCCCACGATTGCCACGTGATGAGATTCGCGATCTTGTCGATGTAGAACTTCGTGTTGTTGAGGACGTAGAACTTGCCCAAGAACTCTGGAGACGTGAAGACGTACAAGTTCCCCGGACGCAGAATGTCGGTTTTGATCGTTCGGACGAACGCACGACCGAGCAGCGTGGAGTACTTGTAACCGTCTACAGCCGTCTCACCTTCGAGCTTCGAGCCGAAGTCCTCAACGGTCCACTGGTTGAGGTCGTCGAAGTCGTATTCCGTCATGAGGATCTTCTCAGCCCTCAAGCGGTTCCCATCCAGCAGCTTGTGCATATTGACCAGGTCAGGTCTCTGAAGCGGCCAGATGTACGAGTTGTCAGCCACACCAACCTGCCGACAGAGCTCGCCCTTGCGGACTGAGAACTCTTTCGGAGGAGTGGCGCCATTGATGGCAGCGTTGTTGAGAGCCGGAGCAGCAGCAACACCGTTTGCGTCCGCCTGCATGGCCTGGACAGCCGCTTCGATGTGCAACAAGAACTCTCGGTCTTCGATCTCTTGGATGTCCTTCACGCTGTTGTCTTCGATGATGCGAGTGATCGGCATCTCGTAGGCAAGCAGCTCCTGCTCCACCTTCTCGAACTTCTCTGACGAAATGGTGAAGAAGGGGATCTCCGCACGAGAACCTCGAACGAAGCGAGCATTTGGCTGACCACGGAATGTGATCGCCATCGCTTTGCTCTGGGGTTCCACGTCGATGATCTTGACCAAGGTGTCGTGCCGCGTGCTGCGCTGGCAGTCGGCTTTGGTGACGTTCTCGGGCGGGATGACCTGCCTGGAGAACGCGACTTCACGAAGACGATCTCGGATGAAGGTACCACCAGCTTGTGCGACCTTCTCCTTGCCTTCGTAGCTATCGAGGTTCTGGACGAACAGGTCGTTCAGGACTTGAGCTCTCGTTGTCATTGTTCTGTTCCTCCTTTCCCTCTAGTACATGCACTGCTGGAACTGGAGCCATCCACCGTTATCGGTATCGACCTTCGTCACGTAACCGATAATGGGGTTGGTACCAACACCATGGGTTTGAAGACCAGACCGGGTCACGCCGGCCGGGTACGTTACGTTCGCAACTTCCAGAGCAGCACCAAGCACTGGGTGCCCTGCGAAGATCTTGGTTTCCGCCCAGTAGCTGTTGTGGAACAGCACTGGAGCCTTGCCTTCGGCGATTCCTTGCGTATCGGATCGTCCGAGCTCCGCAAAGAGACACCATGGGCCAGGAGGCACGCCAGGGTTTGCTGCCCTGTCGAGCTTGTAGACGGAATTGAGCGTACACCACTCACCCATGAGCAACGGAACTGGAGTGATGCTGTCGAATTCGAGCAGCTTCCTATCGGAAATGACGAAGTCTTTCCTCTCCACCAGTGCCACGGGAGTGAGCAGACGGAATGTTGCCTCGTACGGCATCGATCATTCTCCCTTTCGGTTCAGGTTCCTTGTTCGTTCACCCAGGCTTCAGCCAAGAATAGCGTTCTCGAACGCTGACTCAGCATGGCCACTGCCGCCGGTCGTTCAGTCCTCGCCCAGATACCCAAGTGGATTGGACCGTGCGGTCATGTTGACTGCCTCGGCCACCACTCCGAGCTTTCCCTCAGCAGCTTTCTGCATGAGAGTAGTTCGCAGCTCGTCCATGGTCTGACCCTTGCTCAGGTTCTTCTCCATGATCATTGCTGCAACCTTCTCGACCTGCTCTCTTCGCTCGTACTCGGCAATCCGGCTCTCAGCCTTTGCTGCTCGGGCCTTCCAGCCGTCTCGCTCTGATGCAAGCTTACGAAGAGCAGTGGGTACCTCGGAGAGGATGGCAACCACGTTCTGTGCACTCAGCTTTTTCATGGCGCCTCCTACACCGACCGAGCGCGGGTGCTCGGGTTGCGACCAGCTTCCCACAAAGCTCCAGCCTGCTTCGTGTGCTTCTGGTCCATCTTTGAAGCGATCTTGCAGAATCCGCATGAGCCTGCATTATTGCAGGTGCATTTCTGCGATGCGACTTTCTGCAAAAGGACTCGGGCTTGTGCCGCAGCGATCTTGGCACCAGCCTGATTGACTACCTGAGGTCCCAATGCTTTTCCAAGCGTTGAGTCGGTCGATGCTGCAAGCATCGGCTCACTCAGGATATCGCCCATTCGCTTCTTCGGAACCTCCTTGCCTTCTCGCTTCGTCATATTGATCGCTGCTTCTGACGAAGAGATATGCTTCTCTTGGGAGGTGACCTCTGCTGGGCGTTCCACACCAGAGGGCTTGTCTTCCGGTGTGGTGGCATCCATCGTTCTTGGGGCGAGCGTCTTGTGATCTTCGCCCTGATCATCTGCCGCTGTTTTTTCTGGCTCATCGCCTGCCATATGGGCACCGATTAGAGCGCCAGCGTGGCCCACTGGGCCACCCAGAAGCATGATGGGCACCGCATGCCTGGCAATCGGATGGCGCCTACCCCAATCGGATTCGTAGGC